ACTTCGGTGACGAAGGCGACGCAGACATGGACTTCGGTGACGAAGAAGATGAAGAAGCTATGATGGAAGCTGTACAGCTTAAGAAAGTTTCTGTAACTCACGGCGACAACGGCGCACAGACAAAGAGTCCAGGACTTCAGGGTTCAGGACAAGCTGGTATGGACAGTCATCCAGTAAAGTTCAGCGGTCACGACGAAGCAGTTCCTACTGCTCCTAAGGCCCCAAGCAACTTCTACTCAAAGGGTGAAACATCTGTAAAGGGTGCAGGAAACTTCAAGAACAGTCCAGGTAAGGATAACTTCAAGGACAAGGGCGAAGCAGCTCCTAAGCCAAAGCACGGTGACGATGGTGCAAACACCAAGAGCCCAGTAGCTGAATCACGTAGATCAGCACGTAGACCAATTCGCTAATAGGAAACTGAGAGAATGGCTTTGTATCTCAGAGAAAATCTAACGTTTGACCGCGCAGGAATGGTGGTTGAATCAATTCATGAAGAAGGCACTGATTTTAAGACCCTCTACATGAAGGGGATTTTCATTCAGGGCGGGGTAAAGAACGCAAATGAGCGTGTTTACCCCGTCAATGAAATTGAAAACGCTGTAGATACATTAAACAAGCAAATCTCAGAAGGCTACTCAGTTTTGGGTGAAGTTGACCACCCAGATGATCTTAAAATCAATTTAGACCGTGTATCACACATGATTACAAGCATGTGGATGGACGGCGCCAACGGTTACGGCAAGCTAAAAATTCTTCCTACTCCAATGGGTCAACTCGTAAGAACAATGTTGGAATCAGGAGTAAAGCTAGGTGTATCTAGTCGTGGATCAGGTAATGTAAACGACATGGATGGTAGAGTCAGTGATTTTGAAATCATCACTGTTGATATCGTCGCCCAACCTAGCGCACCAAACGCATATCCCAAAGCAATTTATGAAAGTCTCATGAACATGAAGCATGGACATAAGATGCTAGAGATTGCTAAGGAAGCTCAGGGCGACAAAAGAGTACAACGATTCCTTGGTGAGGAAGTAAAGCGTCTCATCAATGAACTTAAGATATAAAAAGGAATCAAACAAATGTTAGATGCTATTAAGCCATTACTTGAAAGCGGACTAATCAACGAAGATATCGGGGTTCAGTTAAATGAAGCCTGGGAAGCTAAGTTGAATGAAGCCCGTGAACAAGTTCGTGCAGAGCTCCGTGAGGAATTTGCACAACGTTACGAACATGATCGTACTGTGATGGTTGAAGCTCTTGACAAGATGATGACTGACAATCTTTCAGAAGAAATTCAAGAATTTCGTGCTGAAAGACAAGCAATGAATGAAGAAAGAGTACAAGCACAGCTTAAGCTACGTGAAAACGCAACTAAGTTCAATGATTTCATGGTTACTAAACTAGCCGAAGAAATCCGTGAACTACGTGCAGATCGCAAGGCTCAGATGGAAGGTCAAGAAAAACTTGAAAAGTTCGTCGTACATGCTCTAGCCCGTGAAATCAAAGAATTCTCACAGGATAGACAAGCTGTTGTTGAAGCTAAGGTTCAACTCGTTGCTGAAGGTCGCAAGCAATTGGAAGCACTCAAGCAGAAGTTTATTGCTGAAAGTGCCAAGAAGGTTAGCGGTCTAGTTGGAAATCAACTCAAGGGTGAACTTTCACAGCTTAAAGAAGATATCCAGTCTGCTAGAGAAAATAACTTTGGACGTAAGTTGTTTGAAGCTTTTGCTAGCGAATTCTCAGTAACTTATCTAAATGATAAGGCTGAAACTCGCAAGATTATGCAACAGCTTGAAGCAAAAGACAGACAGCTAGCAGAAGCTACAGCTAAGCTACAAAATGCAGCAAAGCTTGTAGAATCAAAGGATCGTGAAGTCAGAATTATTAAAGAATCAACTCAGAGAGCTAAGGTTATGAATGAACTTCTTTCCCCGCTCAACGAGGAGAAGAAGCAAGTAATGAAGACTTTGTTAGAAAGCGTACAGACACCTCGTCTACAGCACGCTTTTGATAAGTATCTACCAGCCGTTCTCAATACAGGCTCAGCAGAAGCAATTACTGAAAAGAAGACTACTGCTAAGTCCGTTATTGTAGAAGCAACTGGTGATAAAACTGCCACTACAAAAACAATTGAAGTTGATGACGTTGCTGACAACGTAATTGACATTAAGCGTTTGGCAGGGCTTTAATTTAAAAAGACATATTAGGAGAATTATATAATGTCAAAAGTACTTTTAGAAAGCCGTTGGGACGAAACTAAGGGCGCCCTGCTTGAAGGCTTAAAGGGCAATCGTCGCTCAACCATGAGTGTTCTTCTTGAGAACACCAAAAAGCAACTACTTGCTGAATCTTCAGCCGGTACAACAACTGCTGGTAATATCGCAACTCTAAACCGCGTTATTCTTCCAGTAATCCGTCGTGTTATGCCAACTGTTATCGCTAACGAACTAGTTGGTGTGCAGCCAATGACCGGCCCAGTTGGTCAGATTCACACTCTACGTGTTCGCTATGCAAATAGCTTGACCGACACTTCAGCAGCACAGACTTCTGTAACTGCTGGTGAAGAAGCTCTATCACCATTCAAGATTGCACAGGCATATTCTCGTGTACCATCAGATGCAACAACAACTGATGCATACACCGGTGCTGACACTGCAACTCTTGAAGGTAACGGTGGTAAGCAGATTTCTGTTCAGATTCTACGTCAGGCTGTTGAAGCCAAGTCACGTAAGCTACAAGCTCGTTGGACGTTTGAAGCTGCTCAGGATGCTCAGTCACAGCATGGTATTGACGTAGAAGCAGAAATTATGGCTGCTCTTGCACAAGAAATCACTGCTGAAATTGACCAAGAAATCTTGCTTTCACTTGCAACTCTTGCTTCAACTGAATTCACATTCAACCAGGCAACTGTTTCAGGTACTGCTACTTACGTTGGTGACGAACACGCTGCTCTTGCTGTTCTTATCAACCGCGTTGCAAACTTGATTGCACAGCGCACTCGTCGTGGTGCAGGTAACTGGGCTGTTGTTTCACCAGCTTCACTTACTGTTCTTCAGTCAGCTACAACCTCAGCATTCGCTCGTACCACAGAAGGTACATTTGAAGCTCCAACTAACACTAAGTTCGTTGGTACTTTGAATGGCGCAATGAGAGTGTTCGTAAACAGCTACGCTCCAGACACTCAGCCAGTTCTAGTTGGCTACAAGGGTTCAAGCGAAACAGACGCAGCAGCGTTCTATTGCCCATACATCCCTCTAATGTCTTCAGGCGTTGTCCTTGATCCGACTACTTTCGAGCCAGTCGTATCATTCATGACACGTTATGGTTACATTGAATTGACCAACACTGCGTCATCATTCGGTAACGCAGCGGACTACGTCGGTGAGATTGCTGTACAGAACTTGACTTTCCAATAAGAAAGTTACGTTCACAGAACGAAAATGGAAAAGGGGATTTCGGTCCCCTTTTCTTTTGTCTAAAAAAGGGAAGAACATGAAAAAACTATTATTTGTATTAGCTGCTCTTGTAATGAGCAATTCTGCGTATGCACAAAAACAACCAACCGGTGTAACATATGATGCTCAAATCATACGAGCAACCGACGGAGACACTGTTGTAATCGCAGCACCTTACTTGCCAGCTCCATTAAAACCGGAACTTGCAGTAAGAATATTTGGTGTAGACACCCCTGAAAAAAGCTTCCGTGCTAAATGCGAAAGCGAAAAAAAACGCGGTGAACAGTCTTCAGAGTTTACAAAGCTTGTGATTAAGAGTACTAAAAAGCATCAGGTAATTCTGTATGATTGGGACAAGTTTGGTGGGCGTGTACTCGGTGATATTATTTTGGATGGAATGAGTCTTCGTGATTTATTAATCAAGAATGGCTTTGCTCGTGAATATTACGGGGACGCAAAGCAATCTTGGTGCAACTCCTAATAACAGTAGTTCTAATGGGGGAGATTTAGTCTTCCCCATTACTACTTACTAAATATTGACATGAACTTTACTAACGAAAATCCATGCCAATATCAATATATTGATAAAGATGAAAATTTCTCCTTTGATTCTCAGCTTTGGTTAGAAAAAGCTATCCCTGAAAGAAAAAGGAAGAATGACCTAATTCTTCAAGCGCAACACGATACTGATAACCACTTGCATTACCTTCCTGTTAAATTAACCGAAGAACAGTTTGAGCAAGAAAGACTTCTATACAAGTATTACAATACGACCAATCATACCGAAGATGGTCTACCCATAGAGATGAGTATTGACGAAATACAAAGTAAGTTACGTGAAGATACTGGCTTGATTGCACCTAAAGCATTTGATTGTATTAGAAAATCTTTTCCAAACGGTGCATGTAGATTTGCAATAACCTACATTGACAAACATTCAAGTCACAGAGCGCATAAACATCTTCATCCTCGCATCATGGACAAGGATGGTAAAAACATCAGAGAATGCAGAGCATGTGTAGTTGTAATTCCATTGAATCACCCATCGCCTGCTACAGAGAGAGTGTTTTTTAATCATCAAGAACCAAATGATCACATGGAAGAATTGCTTATGGATTTGTGTAGATGGACTGCTAGCCCATATGAAACAGTCAGAGGCCAAGTAACAGATTTATTGATGCCTAAGATGGGTCAATACTTAATACTTGATTTCATGTCCAGCCGATGCCTGCACTGGGTAGAAAACTACGGAACTGAAAACGAATACTTGTGCTTAATTATAGAAAACTGACAACTTCTTACG